TCGCGGACCTGGGCCAATGGGTCAAGGATCAGCGCGAGTCCAGCAGGCAGCACGAGGCCATGAAGAAGGTCCAGGCTGACCGCACCGAGCCGGTATGGTCGCCGCCGCAGCCCGAAGGCGGGAGCGGGAAATGGCGAAAAGGCTTCGGTGATTTCTTCGTGGAGAGCAAGGCGTTTGAGGCATACAAGGGTGGCGGCAGTCACGTCTCCACGATGGATATCGACGCGCACGGCCTCAAAACCCTGATGACGACGAGCGCGGGCTGGGCACCTGAGAATCTGCGGCTCGATGACGCGGTGCTATCAGCGCAACGCCCGATAGCAGTTGCCGATCAAATTCCGTTCTTCTCCACCGAGCAGAGCGCAGTCGTGTATATGTTGGAATCCACATTGACGAACAATGCCGCAGAGGCCGCAGAGGGCGCAGCGTTCGGCGAGGCTGCTTTGGCCCTGACACAGACAACCAGCACGGTGCGAAAGATCGCGGTTGCGTTGCCTGTCACCGACGAGCAGTTGAGCGACGTGGGCGGCATTCGGGACTACATCAACCAGCGCCTCTCATACATGATTCGTGCCAGACTTGACTCGCAAATCCTGGTCGGAAATGGCACCGCCCCGAACCTAGAAGGTTTGAACAATGTGACGGGCATCAACACCACGGCAAAGGGCAGCGACCCGACGCCGGATGCGATTTACAAGAGTATTCGCAAGTGCCGTGCGGTTGGTTTTGCCAATCCCACAGCGGTGTTCATACACCCGAGTGACTGGGAGGCAATACGCCTCCTGAGGGACACATCGGGCAATTACATCTGGGGTCCACCCAGCAGCGTTGCCCCCATATCCATCTTCGGCATACCCGTGACCGAGACAACCGCCGCCACCGAGAACACGATTTCACTGGGCGACCTTCAAGGGTATTCCGGTCTGTTCGTGCGGCGTGGCGTGGACATCGAAACCGGATGGACTGGCACGCAGTTCTCCGAGGGCGAAGTCACCATCCGCGCCACGATGCGGGTTGCGATGGTCTGGTTCCGCGCAAGCGCACTCGCCACCGTTACCGGCGTTTAGTTAGCAGATAGCGAGGCAGGTAATGCTCAGGGTAGAAGTTAAAGGCAGCGGCCAGCAGCGGCGGTTTGAGATCGGCGAGCGAATCGTGATCTCAGACGACGGCGAGCTTGTCGGTGAGGACGGCCATCAGTCGGGGAGGCTGCTAGCAATCGCTGGTAAGAGCCTGACGGTTGCCGAGGCTGAAGCCCTGGGCGTTGCCCGCCAGCTAGAGGCAGCGACGACGCCGGCGAAGGCCGCACCCAAACCCAAGCCATCCGAGGCCAAAGCCGAGGCAGTGGCCGAACCCAAACCCCGGCAACGGGGCCGCAGAAAGAAGAAATAAATGGCAGTTATAGCAATGACCACGGCGGCTCAGGCTGCGGGCGCTCCCGTTCCCGGCTGGAACGATGTCACCTATACGATAGGCACCGAGTCGGGCAACGCGATCACGGTCAAGGCCGAAATCCTTGGCTACTCGACGGCGGTCCCACTACCAATCACGTTTGAGGCGTATCTATCCGAAGCGGCGGACGGTGAAGGCATGACCGGCACCGCCCTCTCAGGCGACTGGGCAGACGGTGGTGATGGCAACCTTCACTATCAAATCGTGACAGGCAAGGCGGCGCGCTGGCAGACCAATGACGCAGGCTCGTGCCAGATCACAATGACGCACAGCGGCGCCAGAAATGTCTACCTAGTGATCCTGCTTCCCAACGGGTTGCTGTCGGTGTCCGCCGTCATAGCATTTACCTAGACCATGCCGATACTGAACACAAAGATCGTTTCGGGTGAGTTGATCGGCACCACGTCGGCCACCCAGTTGCCGGATATTGGCTGTAACCGCGTGACGCTGAAAGCCGAGCAAGGCAACGCCGGATTCGTATACGTCGGTGGGGCTGGCGTGACCAAGAAAAGCGGCGCGACCGACGCCACCACCGGCATCCAGCTTGATGCGTCCGAGCAGATCACGCTGGAGATCAGCAACCTGAATCTCCTCTACCGAATCTGTGACGCCACGGGCGATGACCTGACATACATCGCAGAAACATCAGGTGCCTGAGATGGCAGCTAACCGATCTTTTCCAGCGACCGGCGTGCGGTAACCTCCCTCTACCCACGTCGGTTGCTGACCTAACGCCTATGCGGGAGTCAGCAATTGGCCATCAGTGACGCATACGCCTCGGCTGCTACATACCGAGGCTTGATTTCCAAGACGGACACGGGTGAGGATGCCGAAATCCTCACCGACCTGACCGCTATTTCGCGGTACATGGAGCGGCGGCTCGGACGGTTCTTTACCACCGACGCTAACAACGTGAACCGCGTTTACCAGGCCATCCAGTACGGCAACCAGCCCAAGAGCTTGTTCATAGATGATCTAGTCACGGTGGACCACATCAAGGTCGATACCGACGATGACGGTTCGTTCGGCGACGAGTCAGCATGGGCGACGACCGACTACGAGCTTCGGCCTCGCAACGCGGCGGACGGTCCGGAGCCGGGACCATATACCGAGGTGTTCATCCCGCCCTGGTCGAGCAAGGATTTGTGGGGGCAGCACCGTGTGGAGATAGGCGGCAAGTTCGGCTGGCCGGCGGTGCCGTCAGCCATAGAGCAGGCGTGCGTCCAGCTAACCGGAATCCTGCGGCTAGAGACGCCACGGGCTACCCGCTCAGTCAACGTGGGGGCCGAGACGGTTCTCGAAACCAGCCGACAGGCGCAGGAAATCGTCACGGTACTGATGGCGGTCTATGCCAAGCGGTCGCTGTTCTAATGACCACGATCAACATCCAGATGGAAGGCCTCGACGACCTGCGCCGCAAGCTGTCGCCGCGCACCTATGAGAAGGCCGTGGCCACCATGATGGAGGACATCGCCATCGTGGGGGAGCGCACCGCCAAGCAGCGAGCGCCACGCGATACTGGGGCATTGAAGCGCAGCATCCATTCCGATGCTCGCCCCCTGAGCGCCCGGATATTCTCGAATCTGAGCTATGCGGTGCCGGTGGAATACGGGCGCAAACCAGGGAAGCCCCCCCCCGTAGGCGCACTGAGGGGATGGGGCAGAAGACATGGATGGAATCCGTACGCACTCGCTTACGTGATAGGAAAATACGGCACGAAGAAAAGGCGCGGCAAGCGTGGTCGTTTCTTTATGAAGGCGGCGCTGGACATTATCCGCAAGGACATGCCGAAGTTCGTGCGGCAGGCCAGCGGCGATATTGCGAAGCGGTGGTCTAAGTAATGGGCGACATTCGCACCGTCATGACCAACATCGTGAGCCTCCAGGAGGGCCTGAGCATCACGGCCCCTATCAGCAGCAGCATCCTGCGGGCCTATAAATACATGCCCCCGATGGCGAGCGGGCTGCCCGATACGCCTTGCTTCCTGAATAACTGGACGCTCCAGAACCAGGAGCTAGACATCGGGCTTCGCATTCTGTTCTACACGGTGCGTATGCAGTTGGCAGTCCTGGATGCCGACCAGGACCAAGCGGCGGATATCGCCAGCAGCTATATGAACGCCCTGATCACGGCACATAACGCCGACGTACAACTCGGCGGGAGCTGCACCCTGACAGTGCTACGCGGTGGCGATCCGACGCTGGCCGTTCTGAACTGGGCGGGCATTGACTACATCGGTTTGGACCTGTTTCTGGACGTTCAAATCACAGACGGCGTGAGCATCACATGAGGAGATTCTGATGGCTTGGAAATACGTGGGCGACGGGGCATTCATCCCGGGCGTGCCAGCGAAAGACCTCAGCGAGAAAGAGGTGAAGGAGCTAAACATTCAGGAGGACGTGGAAGCGTCTGACCTGTACAAGAAAGAATCGGCTAAGAAGGCCGCAGGAGATAAATAATGGGTGCAGCAATTCAACCTCTAACCCTCATCCAGGTGGGCAAGGAATCTACTGCCGGAACCGCTGTGGCTGCGACTCGGCGCATCCTCACGAAGTCCGCGACGTACCGGCGACAGGCCCCTCAGGAGATGTTTGAGGGGCAGCTAACGGGCGTGCTTCCCAGGGCCGTAAAAACCCCGATAACTACCCGCAAACACAGCCAGTTGGAAATCGCCACGGACCTTGATTTCGAGCAGCCCCTCCTCCCCCTGCTGTCGGGCTGCAAGGGTGGCGTAACGCCGTCCAGCCCCGGCTCGGGCGAGGCTCGACTGTGGACGTTCGCGCCCAGCCAAACCGCGCCGAGCGTAGACGCATATACCCTAGAGTTCGTCGTGGATGACGGCAGCACCAAGCAGGCAGTTGAGGCTGCCTACGGTTTCACCAGCAGCTTTGAGATCACCGGGGGCGTTGAGGCGTTGCCTCAGATCACGTGGTCAATGGATGCCCGCGCAACGGACGATGTGACTTATACGTCTGGGATCGCACTACCGACCCTTTCGTTTGCATCGAACCTTAAATGGTCCGTCCACATGGATAACACCTGGTCAGCCATAGGCGGCACCAACATCGGCGGGCAGGTGTACGGCTTCACATGGGGCCAGTCGCCTTTCGTCATGCCTCAGTACTACCTGGATGCGAGGTCCGACCTCTCATTCTCCGGGGTAGAGCCACAGACCCGGACCACCGACGTGGCGATTGAATGCACCTACGACACCGGGGCCTCCAACTTCGTCAAGACTGAGCTGGCAAAGAAGGCCACCGGCACTATGCGCTTCCTGGAACTCAGGCTGGCGGGCGGGGCCTTCCAGTCGCCCGATACGGCGCATAGTCGCTTCATCAAGCTGCGCGGCTGCTTCGTGCATGCCGACGACAGCATGGAGGAGCTGGGGACGGATCGCGACGGGAACAGCGTGGTGTCCATGCACCTCCTGAGCCAGTACGATCCCACCGGGGGCATCGACGTGAATTATCTGATCCAGAACAACGTCGCGAGCTTCCCGTAAATTATTTGATCCCGAACAACGTAGCCTCATTCCCATAGTCCATAACGGAGGTTTTTATGGGACTAGTCGCAGAAACTACCCGGCAGCGGGTAGAGGTACCGCACGAGGACGGCGAATGGCTTGAGATTGCCCCGCTAACGTGGGCCGCTCTTGAAACCGCACGCCGCCTCAAAACCGAGGATGCCATCAAGCAGGCGTCTATGTTCAGCGCCGATACGCTGCGCGGCATCCAGTCGCAGCAGGATGGGGCGGCCACGGCTGCCGATCCCGCTGACGGGCTGGACGTTGCGACCGTGTTGCACGCCGGGATCAAGGGGTGGTCATATCCCGATGCGGTGACCCCGGAAACTATTGACCGCCTGGATGAACCGACGGCGCAATGGGCGTTCGCCGAGATTGCCGGGCGCTCCGTCATGAGCAAGGCGGAGCAGGGAAATGGAGTCGCGCCGCCGAAAGAGCCTTCCTGAGTGGCGCGGCTTTACCGGATGAACTGACCGAGGTCTATCTGATGCAGGAGTTGGGGCTGAGTTGGAATGACGTGACCCAGATGCCCGCCAAGGCGGGGCTGGCCCTGCGCGTGTTGCTGTCAGCAAAGGCGAACGCCGGTAGCACCCATCAACGCTGGGCCAAGCGCGACGGAGCGAGCCGCTAATGGCAATGGGCCAAACCGAACTCGCCATAGTCATCAACGCCAAGGACAACGCGAGCGGGACGTTCAAGAAGGTTGGCGGATCGCTGGGCAAGCTTGCCAAGGTCGGGGCCGTTGGCGTAGCTGCCCTGGGAATCGCCGCTGCACATGCCACCGTTTCCGCCGTGAAGATGGCGGCGGGATACGAGAAGGCCATGAAGGAGGTGGCCTCGCTGGGCGTCCCCGTTGACCAGATGAAGCTGTTGGAGGCGGGCGTCCTTGATCTGTCCCGGCAGCTAGGCGTGGACGCGGTAGAAGCGACGGGCGCGCTTTACCAGGCGATCAGCGCAGGCGTGCCACCTGAGAATGCCCTGGCATTCCTGGAGACGGCATCCAAGGCAGCCATTGCGGGAGTCACCGATGCTGAGACGGCGGTAGATGGCATCAGCACTGTGATGAATGCCTTTGCCTCTCAAAATCTGAGCGCCACCCAGGCGGCTGATCTGATGTTTGCTACCGTCAAGGGCGGCAAGACTACGTTCGAGGAACTGTCATCCTCGCTCGCCAACGTCGCTCCGCTTGCCAATGCTACAGGTGTGCAGTTCTCCGAGGTATCAGCTGCCCTCGCAACCATGACGGCCAGCGGTACAGCAACCTCCGTGGCCACCACGCAGATCAGATCGGCCATCCAGTCGCTGACCAGGCCCAGCGCGGAGCTAACGACCCTGTTCAATGAGGCCGGGTTCGCATCGGGTGAGGCTGCGGTGGAGCAACTCGGTTTCGCCGGGGCTGCGGATATCGTCACCAAGGCCACGGGCGGCAGCGTGGCGGACATGACCAAGCTGCTGGGCAGCATCGAGGGCGTGCAGGGCGTCCTGGGTGTGACTGGTGACCAGGCCGAAACCTTCGCCGCCAACATGGACGCGATGGCGAACAGCGCCGGGGCCGCTGATACCGCTTTTGAAACCATGAGCGGCTCGTTTGATTTCCAGATGGGCCGCGTCGGGGCGGCATTTAAGACGGGGATGATCGAGGTCGGGCTGCAAATCCTGCCGGTGCTGACACCCATCATCGAGACGCTGGCCGATACGCTGCCGATTGCCATCGAAACTACGGTAGCGAAGATCACCGCCTTCACCACGGGCATACAGGATGTGATCCGCGATGTCGCATTAGCGGGGGGCCTTTTCGAGATGCTCAGGCAGGGCGTTGAAGGGAATAGCGAACCCCTGGGCCTCATCGCCGAAACCTTTGAGATTCTGCGTGGCCCGATTGATGTGCTGAGTACCGGCCTTGCCCTGATGGGTGATGCCTGGGCAAAGATGTCCCCGATTTTAGAGCCTGTCGGCGCGGCGTTAAAGAACATCGCCTCCAACGTCTTAGTGCTATTCGAGGCGTTGGGGCCGCTGATTCCCCAGATCATCGGGAAGCTCCTGCCGGGCTGGTTTATGTTCCTGAGTCTGGCCGGGAAATTGCTGCCGATCCTTCAGACGTTCGGGGACAAGGTGATGCCGACGATTACGGAGGTGGTCGGGAAACTAAGCGCGGCATGGGACAAGGTGTTCGGAGGCGACCAGGAGGGGCCGGGCCTATTCGCTGATTTAACTGAGAAGGGCAAGGAGCTGGCCGAGATGCTGGCGACCTCAGTCGTGCCGTTTATCCAGGAGCTAGGCGACAAGTTCGAGCTAATTGTGCCGAAAATCCAGGAGTTCATCGAAACCCTGAAAACCAACGCGCAGGTGCTGCTCGACGAGCTAGGGCCAGGGCTTCAGGTGCTGGGCGACACGTTAACCAACGTGATCCTGCCAGCACTCCAGCCGTTCATTGACCTGCTGGTCTCCACGGGTGAGATGCTGATGCGGCTGGTCGAGCCTGTGAAGAACGTCGTGATGGCGCTCGTGGAGGGTCTAAAGCCCATCATGGATGTGCTACTGACTGAGGTGCTTCCGGTCCTGCTGGAGCTATGGGGCGAGCTAGCTACGCAGTTTGAGGAGCAAATCCTGCCTTTGGTCGAGGAGGTGGTGGAGGCCCTGGAAGAGGCATTAGTGCCAGCCATTGAGATCATCAGTAAGGTTGTCACCTTCCTGCTCGAATTTGCCCTGATCCCCTGGTACAACTTCCTCAAGAAGTACATCATCCCCATCGTCGTCACCGTCGCCA